AGGGTATGGGCTTTATATATGTTTAGATTAATTGAAGGCAGGACATTTATTGAAGAAGAATTGCATAAAGGACTATTTGAAACCTTTGAGGCCATATATAAGCAAGAAGAAATCAGGCAAAATATCAATGTACCTCCTAGAAGTGGTAAAACAACCCTTGCAAGATACTTTATAGCCTATTGCCTAGCTAAGAACCCTAGATGTCAGTTTATTTATACTTCATATAGCCAGGACTTATTAAGCGATATATCAAGAGAATTAGCCGCAGTATTGCAACACCCTATTTATCAAGCAATGTATCAAGAGAAAGTAGAGGAAGAGGCAATAGAAGAAAAGCCTATTGATGATTTTTGGAGGGGATATTTAAAAAGCACGCAAGGCAAGGCCATTTATACAAGCAGAAAGATTATAACAGCAAGCGGGGGCGTTATATTATTTACTTCTATTGGATCTGCTATTACTGGTTTTGGTGCTGGTATTAGATCAAGTCAGAGCTTTTCGGGTTGTTTATTTATTGATGATGCTAATAAGCCCGCTGATGTCAATTCTCAATTAATGCGCGATAAGGTACAAGGCTATTTTGTCAATACTTTAATTACAAGATTGAGCCATAGCGAGGTGGCCATTGTAAATATACAGCAAAGATTACACCTAGAAGATATGAGCGGCTATTTGATAAAAGAATATGACTTTAAAACATTGAAACGGGCTTTGGTGGTTGACGGAGTTTGTCAGCTTCCTTCTCAATATTCAGAAAAAAGATTAAAAGAAATAAGTAAAAACGACTTTATGTTTATGAGTCAATACCAACAAGAACCAGTAATGGAAGGAGGTAACTTATTTAGCAAAGAAGCAATAGGCGAAATAGACAGAGCAGATCTGCCGACTAAGTTTGATTTTACATTTATTACAGCCGACTTATCTTATAAAGATAAAGAAATGAATGACTTTACTGTTTTTTCATATTGGGGCGTATTAAAAGAAGAAGTAAAGGGCAAGAAAAGAGACCATTTATATCTAATAGATGTTAAAAGAAGAAGGATTAATGCGGTTGATGTTGATAACTGGATTGAGACATGGATAAGAAATAAGCTAGGTTATGGCTTCCGTTATATATGGATTGAAGATAAAAGTCACGGGATATATTTAAATCAATCTTACAGAAGGAAAGGCCTACCCGTGCCAGATGAAAAGGAATTAAAAGACACACTACCAAGAGATAGAGACAAAGTAACAAGGGCAAATAATATTATACCCGCTTTAGACACTATTGATAATAATTTAATCTTATGTAAAGATATAGAAAACTATTCAGAGTTAAAAAGCGAAATTCTTGCCTTTCCTAATAGCAAGCACGATGATTTTGTCGATACTCTTATTGATGCGGCTAAGATTGCTTTATTGCCAAAAAATCTATCAATATTCGATGTATTATAATTTTTTTGATATTTAGCTTTAAATTGTATCATTTTGACACATCTATAATTTTTTTCTTGACTTTTTAAATGCAAATAATCAATAATTAATTATTATTAATAATTTCTTATTTTATGGATATTAAAAAACTTCTTAGAGATAACAGTATTACTCAAGCAGAATTTGCAGACTATATAGATATGTCACGCATAGGGCTGAATAAGACTTTAAATAATAAAAGAAAGGAAAAGCTTTTATTAAATAGTGTCAAAATTTTACTTGCTGAAAAGCAGGGCGTACAATTTGATATCGTAGAAGAGGCAAGACACTAAAAAAAAACTTGACAAAAGATTTTTTCTTTAGTAGCTTTATAAGCGGTTACTTACAAAAAAAAATTAAAATGTCAACAAAAAATATCAAAAAATCACTTCCTAAGAAGGATGTTGTATTGATTAACGAGCTTTTGACTATGAAAAATAGTCTTGCAAGCTTAACAAGTCAATTATCTTTTAATCAGTCGCAATTATCAAAGCCTGATACTATTACTTTAAATTCTAATACTCAATTAATATCATTGCAAAGGCCAACGCTTAGCTATGCATATTCAACCTTTGGAATTATACAAACATTTATTGACCAGCCAGTAGAAGACGCTTTCAGAGGTGGTATTAAAATAATATCAGGCGAACTAAACGCAGAAAATATACAAGATATACAAAACTATTTATCAGAGCATAACATATTGCAGGAAATAAAAGACTTAGCAAAATGGAATAGTTTATTTGGTGGCGGTGGTATGGTTATAAATACGCCTAATCAGAAAGGGGACAAGCCATTAAATATAAACGCCATAAATGAGAATACAGAGCTATCTTTTAAAGCTGCTGACCTTTGGGAGCTTAGCCCTACCAATATACCACCACAAGGCGAAAACAAGCCATATTATCCAGCAGGTTATTTTGATCCATCATTCTTATATTATGGAACTAATTTAGATTCATCAAGAATTTTATTGTCAAAGGGTAAAACAGCACCATCATTAATAAAGCCACAATTAAGAGGCTGGGGAATGTCAATACTGGAAAGAGCCATCAGGTCTATTAATCAATATATTAAAAATAATGATTTAATATTTGAAATGCTTGACGAAGCTAAGATTGATGTTTTTAGCATTAAAGGCTTTAATGATTTACTAGGAAGTGAAGATGGATCAAACGCTCTCTTAAAAAGAATACAAATGGCAAACCAAGTAAAGAATTATCAAAGCGCAATAGTCCAAGATATTAATGATAAATTTGAACAAAAGCAAATAAACTTTGCAGGATTGTCAGAAATGTTGCAACAAATAAGAATAGGAATTGCAGCAGATTTAAGAATGCCAATGACTAAATTGTTTGGCCTATCTGCTAGCGGCTTTAATAGTGGCGAAGATGACATAGAAAACTATAATGCAATGATAGAGAGCGAATATAGGGGCAAGTTTGACCATATTATTATCCAAATGATTCAATTAATATGCAAAAAGCTTTTTGACTTTATACCAGACGATTTACAGATTGAATACTACCCGTTAAGAATATTAGGAGCAGAAGAAGAGGAAAGAGTTAAAACACAACAATTAAACGGAATATTACAATTATATGATAGAGGCTTAATGACTTCTAGCGAAATAAAAGAAGAATTAAATCAATTAAATATATTAAGAACAGATCTAGAAATAGACGAAGACGAAGAATTCCCAACTCCACCACCGCAAAAACCTAATCTTGACTTACAAGACGGCGTGGCAGTTAAACAAAACTCCTTTAGTATAAAGAACTTTTTTAAAAAGAAAAGAACTTATGAGGGCATATTAACAAATAAAAATATAAAATAATGGCACTAAAAACTTATCAAACGGCAATAGATATTAATAAATTATATTCATCTGTTTTATTATCACCATCAGGGCTAGGCGAAGCATTAAAGCCTAGAATTACAAGCATAGGCGCAACGGTTGATATTTACGGATCAGAAGAAGAGCCAGTAGGCCTAACTCTTGCCAATATTGCAACTAAAATGGCACCAATCAAAACAGATGTAGCTTTAGAAGTATTTGACGGCTTGCCTAATTATCTTGCCTTTGTTAGCGCAGGAACTCCAACAGAGCTAGTTATTAGCTGTGTAAATGTTGCAGAAATACAAGTTATTAGCTAATAATGGCTGAAAAGCAACTGCAACCAATAAAAGACAATCCAGAACTAATAGAAGAATTAGAGGCGCAAATAGATGTTATATTATATGATATTTTATTTGCTCCTTTAATTAAGTCTATTAAGGAGAATAAAAGAATTTTCTTTAATGAGCGAGATAATAGCGCCATTATTAAGGCGATTAAATCTGGCAAGATAAGATATGGTAATAATATCTTTACAGGCTCTTTTAACGCCACCACAGCAAAGGAATTTAGAGAATTAGGCATTAAATATATTAAGAGGATAAAAGGCTATAAAAAGGAAATGAACAACTTGCCTGTCAATATTCAAGTGGCCATTGCACAAAGAGAGGATAGTTATAAACAAATGGCAAGACAACTGGTGGCAACAGTTGACAAAATTAACTTAAATATTGACGAAGTAACAAAGAATATCAATTTTGATGATACCCTTGAGAAAGTTTACTCAGATATAAACAAGCAATTCAAAAAAACTGTAACAGATAAAATAGGCCTTTCAATCAATTTTACAGCAGATCAAATAAAAATATTATCTCAAGAGTATACTAATAATCTAAAATTATACATTACAGAGTTTACTCAGAAAGAAACTTTAATTCTTAGACAAAAAGCTGAGGACATAGTATTATCAGGCACCCGCGCCAAAGATTTTACTAAAATAATAGAAGAACGCTTTGCCGTTAGCACTAAAAAAGCTAAATTTTTGGCAAAACAAGAGATTTCTCTCTTGACTTCTAAATATAAGCAGGTAAAATATGAAAGTGTAGGTGTGTCCAAATACAAGTGGTCAATCTCCAATGTTAGAACTAGGCCAGATCATAGGGCTTTAAATGGTAAAATTTTTAGCTTTGATGATCCGCCAATTTCTAACACTTCAACAGGAGCTAGAAATAATCCTGGCGAAGATTTTGGCTGTAATTGTCAGGCTATACCTATTATAGAAGTTTGAATCCAATCTTATCTTTTATCTTGTCATTATTTAATTAAAATTAAGTTAGTAAATTTTGCGGTATTGGTTACCCACATTTATTAATATAAATACTTAGTTTTAATTGTCAATAAAAAAAGTTACTTTTTTTTACATTTTTTTATGCAAGATATTAAAACAAACGCAATCACTCAAAATCTAACAGCAAAATCCTATAAAACAAGGTTTATGGAGCCTGGATTAGTAAACTACCCAGAACCAGGAATAGAGAAAATGGTGTATATATCACCAGAAAATTTACCAACAATAGCGCAAAAATTCAAAGGCTGTAAAATAATAACACAACACAAAGAAGTATCAAAAGAAGAAGCAACAGAACAAATAGTCGGTTATGTAAATGATATATATATGGAAGACGGCTGGGCGTGGGCTGAATTTACGGTTCATGCAGAAGAAGCCATTGATCTAATAGACAATAAAGGCTACAAACCAAGCTCAGGCTATAAATCAGTTTCAGCAGATCAAGGCGGTATTAAAAATGCCGTTGTTTATGATGATGAGGTAATAGACATAATAAAAGATGATGAAATAACCCATATTGCTTTAGTTGAAAATCCACGCTACACAGATGCAATAATTCTTGAAAATTCTATTGATAAAAATTCTATTCAAGAAAATTTTGTCAATGAAAATTCTACTAATAATAAAATAAAAAATAAAGTTATGAATATCTTTAAATCAAAACCAGAAAGCAAAGAACTTTCTATAGAAAACAAAGTATATAAACATTCTGACGGCGAAGAAATGCCAGTATCTGAAATGATTTCTTATTATAAAAACGCGATGGCAGAGGAAAAAGCTAATAAATGCAAATATGCTAACGGCGACGAGAAAATTAATGTTGACGGCGAAGATATGACCGTTGGTGAATTAGCGGACTTCTTCAAAAAAAGCAAAAAGAAAAACGAAGAAGACAAGAAAGAAAATGAGGAAATGAAAGAAGAAGACAAAAAAGAGAATGAAGATAAAAAAGAAGACAAAAAAGAGAATGAAGATAAAGAAGAAGATAAGAAAGAGAACGAGGATAAAGAAGAAGATAAGAAAGAGAACGAAGATATGAAAGAAGAGGATAAAAAGGAAAATGAAGACAAGGAAGAAGACAAGAAAGAAAATGAAAAAGAAGAAGAAGAGAAAAAAGGAAGTACTATGAAAAATTCTGTTGATGTTGATAAAGGCGACGATATTAACGCCAATAGAATTAAGTATGAAAACGGGATTTCTAACCCTTGCAAGCCTAAAGTAGCAAGTATTGCTGCAATGCTTGAAAGAGGGCAGAATATGTTTAGTAAATAATAATTAAATTAAAATAAAATTATGACTCAAAATGTAAACCAATTCGGAATGTCTCTTGAGAAAGGTCTTTTAACCTTATCAAAAGATAATCTATTTGATGTAAAAGTTGATGATGCTTCTGTTGCTACTTTAGTAAATGGCGCAGCTGTAAAAATCACAGACACTACAGATTCACAAATTACTGTCAATATCGCAACTGCTGCGACTGATCCAATTTTTGGATTTGTTGTTTATGAATCTAGAAAAAATGCAAATGTTGCTGGCGACTTAATAAGAATTGCTTGTATTGGCTCAGTGATGCAAATGGAAGCAAGTGCAGCTATTGCAAGAGGCGCTACTGTACAAATTGAGCCAAGTGGCGAAAAAGTGGTAACTAGAACAACTGGAACTGTTATTGGTCGTGCTTTAGATAAAGCGGCTGCTGATGGCGATTTAATCAGAGTTTTAATATCAACTCTATAAATTTTATAAATTAAAAATTCAAATATTATGGATACAAATAAATTAAAAAATATGATGGCCGTTATTGAAAGCGGTAACCATAGCAACGGTTTTATCTCTGTTGTGCAACCTAGCGGAATGAAAGATGTAAAAGGTAATGTTTTAATGAACGCTGCCCCTTCTGGATTTCAACAAGATATTGACACTTTAACAGCTATCAAACAAGAAGTAATTGAGCAAAAATTCTATACTTTAGATCCTGCTGCTTTTACTCCTATTGTTACTGGTTTTGGTGCTTACTCTTCTGAAAGCTTATATTATCAAAACTTCCAATTAGGCGGAAACTTTGAAGAAGGTATCAGCGGACACGGAACTGCTACTAAAAAGACTAAAACTGATGTTGGATATGATGCAATTAATCTTCCTTTTTACTTCTGGCACGCTGCTTTAGATTATGGCTTAACTGAAATCAGACAAGCTGCTGCAAATAACGGCGGAGCTATTAGACTAATAGAGCAAAAAGAAAGAGCTAATAAAAAGAATGCTGATCTTGGTATTCAAAAAGTCGCTCAATTAGGTATTTCAGGACTAGATAAAGTTGATGGTATTTTAACTCTTGATAATCAAGGCGCTGCAAATAATACTTCAATTATTGTTGGTTCTTTATCTTCTAGAACTGCAACTGAATTAAATGCAATTGCCCGTGATTTAATCGCAGCTTATAGATTAAATTGTGATTACACTGCTTTCCCTACTACTTTTGTAATTTCAGAAGCAGACAAATTAGGCTTATCAAGCTCTTTTGATTCAGCGTCTCCACAACCTCTAGTAACTAAGTTTGAATTCTTATTAAAAGCATTTAGAGAGCAAACTAACAACCCTAATTTTGAAATCGTTGCTAGTGTTTATTGTGATACTACTCAAAACGACTTAGGCGAAACTAGATATGCTTTATACAATAAAGATATTGATACTTTAGAAATGAATGTAAATATACCTTATACTTCCACTGCTTTTGCTACTGCAAACGGCTTTGACTTCCAAAGTGTATCTTATATGCAATTTAGCGGAATTATCGCTAAGAGACCTAAAGAAATCCTATACTTTAGCTATTAATATTAATTAAACATAAATAATTATGATAACTTTACAAAATCAATCAAAAAAACTTTATATCGTATCTGATAACAGATATTTTAAACCTAATGATTCTATTGCTTTTGAAGAAGAGGAAGCAAAAAAATTATTAAGATATAAAGATATTGTTAGCTTAGAAGATATTGCTGAAAAAGCTATTGAAGCTGCTGACAAGGCGGCTAAGAAAGCTAAAAAGGCTAAAAAGGTTGAGGATAATAAGGAATAATTAATTAGTTAGTAATTATGGCTTGCACAGATCCTATCATTACAGCACTTACGCCAGAAGAGTTTAAAGCTCAATTCTGGCGTGATTTTACATATATTGCAACTTGGGATATTGCAACTACCTATAATACAGGTGACCAAGTTTTTTATGACCTTAACAAAAGGTTTTATCAGTGCTTAAATGATGGGGTCGTGGGAGTTTTACCTACTGATACTAATGATTGGAAAGCTATATCTAATTTTGATTTAATTTGCGACCTTGACATAACTAATGCCTATGCAGAGTCTTGTGTCAATTTTAACAGCGCTCTATTTAGCAGCGATCAAGATAAGATATTAGCTTACTTATATTTATCAGCTCATTTCGTAGTAAATGATTTAAACGCTGGCGGAACTTCTGGCGGAAATGTTGACGCTGGCCTAGTAAATAGTAAAAGTGTTGGCAATGTGTCGGTTAGCTCCACAATACCAGATTATTATTTAAAGTCTGGTTATGCTTTTTATGCTACTACTACTTATGGCAGAAAATATATTGATATGATAAGAACTAGAGCTATTGGAAATATGGTAGCTATTGCAGGAGGAACTAATGCCTAATGCCAATGTTAAAATTGATTATAATATTGAGGGATTAGAAAGGATAAGAAAAAATTTAGAAGAAAGTAAATTAACAGCTAAATTAGGGATATTTGGTGATAAAAATAAAAGAGATGATAAAACGGGAAGAACAAATGCAGAAATTGGGGCGGATCACGAATTTAGCGTTCCATCTCGCAACTTGCCTCGTAGGTCTTTTTTATTAGATCCTTTGACTATAAAAGGAAAGGAACTAACAAAGAAGGTAGGGCAGATAATAGATAGATATATTGATGAAGAAAACGGTATAGAAACTATATTAGAGCTAGTCGGAATTTATGGCGAGTCAATAGTGCAAGAAGCCTTTGAGACTGGAGGTTTTGGAGCTTGGCAGCCAATAAAAGAGGCTACTGCTAATAGAAAAGGAAGCTGGCAAGAATTGATTGCAAGTAGTCAATTGAGGCGTAGCGTTATTAGTAAAGTTGAAAAAAGAAATAATTAATTATGAGACAACCAAAAGTTGATTTTGTTTTAAATTGCTGGTCAGAGCCAATAGAGCTTATAAAGATAACGACAAGCGTTGTTGACTATCGAAATGTTAGAACAGAAGAAATAATCAATTTTAAGGGGGTTATACAGCCGTTAAAAGCTGAACAAATAAATATAAAGCCACTTGAGACTAGAAGCTGGAAATGGTTTATGATACATACAAGGGCAGAAATAGCAATCAACACTAATGATAAAATAGAGATTGATAGCAAAGAATATAAAGTTATGGATAAAAACGACTATAATCGTAATGGTTTTTATGAATATCATATAGTGGAAAGTTATGAATAGAGAGCCAATATTAATTTTAGGGGATATAATAAAAGATTTTATGACATTAAATGACGATCAAATATATATCTATAATCAAAATTTTAATCCTACCAATACATCTGGGCTTTTTATAACTTTAGGCTTTAATAATTCTGTAAATTATAGCAGCGTAAATAGATTTAATCCAGACACAGAACAACAAGAATTATCTATTAATATGAAAGAAAGCTATTCTATTAATGTTTATTCCAAAGACTCAAGCTCAATAATAAGAAAAGAGGAAGTAATTATGGCTTTAAATTCTGATCTAGCAAGAAATAAACAAGAAGAATATTTTTTTCAAATAGCGCCAATAACACAAGGCTTTGTCAATGTATCAGATTTAGAAGGCGAAGGAATGTATAATAGATTTGCTCTAAATATTAATATTTTAGCACATTATAATCAAGTGAGAGATACTCTTGTTTATGATACTTTTAATAACTCAATTGAAAACGAATAATTATGTCTATACCTATTCAAAATATCATTAATGTTTCAATAACAGGAACTCCAGCGGGTTTACCTGCTGCTAATGTAAATAGCGTTGCAATATTTACTACTGAAACTCCTAGCAATGTTGACGAATTTAATACTTATGTTACAGCTTCGGCGGTTCAAACTGATTACGGAACTAATAGCGTTACTGCTCAAATGGCAAGTAACATTTTTGCACAATCACCAAACATTTTAACAGGCGACGGCCGCCTTGTTGTTATACCTTTAATAAATGCAATTAGCGCAATAGAAGGTATTTATGAAAGCGCAGACATTGCAGCTAATTTAACAAACTTACAAGCCGTTGCTGATGGTGATATTAGGGTTGTTTTAAATGGTAATAATGTTGATGTAACAGGCCTAAATTTCACTAATGCAAGCTCTTTAGCTGATATAGCAACAATCTTACAAAGAAAGTTGACTGATGTTGTAGTAACTGCAAAAGCCACTGGCTTTGATTTAGCTTCTAAAAAGGTTGGCGCTTCTTCTTCTGTTGATTTAGTGCAATTGCCTGCTGGTTCTGGAACTGATTTAAGTGTTGCTTCATTATTCAATGTAGCGGCTGGAACTGCAACAGGTGGTGCAGACTCACAAGGCGAAACTATATCAGAAGCTATCTTAAGAACTGAGGAGCAAGTAAATTATACAGGACTTATAACAAATCTTGACTTAGAGGACGCAGCTATTTCTGCAATTGCTGCTACTGTTCAAACTAGAGATATGATTTTCTTAGCTCATGTATGCAGCACGGAAGATTTAGAGCCTACCACTGGTATTGCTTCAATAATTAAAGATGCTACACAAACTAAAACAAGAATTTTATTTTATTCAGCTAGTCAAGAGTCAGCAAACTTAATGAAAGCGGCCTATTTAGGCAGAGCATTTAGCGTAAATTTCAGCGGTTCTAATACTTCTCAAACTATGCAATTAAAAGCTCTTGCAAATGTATTGCCAGATACTTTAATTAATCAAACTATATTTGATAAAGCAGAAACTGCTGGCGTTGATTATTACGGCTCTATTGAAGGCTTGCCAGTTGTCATTTCAAATGGCGCTAACAAATTCTTTGATTCTGTTTATAATTCTATATTCATTAAATTAGCGGTTGAAGTTGCAGGTTTTAATTTCTTAAAGCAAACTAATACAAAAAGGCCACAAACAGAGCAAACAATGACAGCTTATAAAGCAGCTCTTTCTCAGCCATTAATACAAAGCGTAAATGCTGGGGTTATTGCTCCTGGAACTTGGAACGGCGATACTTTTGGCAATCAGCAAGACTTTATAAGAAATATAGAAGATAACGGCTATTATCTTTATAGCTTGCCTATTGCGCAACAAGCACAAGCAGAAAGAGAAGCTAGAGAAGCTCCAATAGTGCAAATTGCAATCAAGGAAGCTGGCGCAATTCATTCTTCAAGTATTATTATTAATATAGAGGCTTAATTATTAACTTTAAATAAAATATAAAATGACAATAGCATTAACAGGAAATGACTCAATTATAATTGACGGCTTGCCTTTGGTTGACTTAGCTAATGGCGATGTTGGAACTTTAACTTTTCCAAATGATATAACTTCGGCAACAACTGGTAAAAATGGTAATTCTATAATTGCCCTTAATGAAACTGGCAAGATTGCAGAATTAAGCATAAGAGTTTTAAGAGGTTCAAGCGATGATAAAACTTTAAATTCAAAGTTTAAAACTATGGAAGCTGATTTACCTTCTTTTACTTTATTGACTGGTTCAATAGTTAAAAGAATTGGCGATGGTATCTCAAATGTTGTAGAAGATACTTACGCGCTATCAGGTGGTACTTTCTCAAAAAGAGTTGAAACAACTTCTAATGTAGAAGGCGATATTGAACAAGGCGTATCAGTTTACAATATCAGATTTACTAATTCATCTAGAAACTTATAATGACAAATACTTTTACAACTCCAACAGGAAAAGAATTAGTAGTAAATGAATTAAGATATATAGAAAGCTCAAGACTGCGTAGAGCGGTCTTGAGTGCTATTAAAGAAAGTAATGTTAAAATATCTGATATTGATTTTCCTAATTTACTTTCAGGCAATAAAGATCAAATGGGTTCAGCGGTTAAATCAGGCGCTTTAGATAAATTAATATATGTCTTAATGCAATTAGATTTAAGCGAAGAATTGAACAAGGCTTTAGATATTGCCTTTAAAAGGTGTACTTGGGAAGGCAAGGCTATTAATACAGATTTTTTTGACGATAACAAAGAAGCACAAGGCGACTATTATTTTATAGCTGCAATGTGCTTAAAGGTCAATGTATTGCCTTTTATCAAGCCCCTTCTTTCATCGTTACAAAAGTAACGGCAGGAAGTAATACTATAAAGCCAAAAACTAAAATAGATTGTCAGGATACTGATTTAATTGTTTTAAGATTGGCAAAAGCGGGTTATGGCGGGGGTAATCCAGAAGTAATAGAAAATATGTCGGTTAGCTGGGTTTTAAAAATGTTTCATTATGAAAACTTTTGCAATGATTATGAAAGCGAATATATAAACTTAAATAATAAACAAAATGGCTAGTATAGGAGAACTATTTATAAATTTAGGAGTAAAAGGCGACACAAAGAAGCTAGACGAATTTAAAGGCAGTGTTACAAAACTAAGAAGCAATTTAATTGCTGTTGGCGCTGCTTTCGCTGGTGCTGTTGTTGGCCTTAATACTTTGGTTAATAGCTCTTTAAAAGGTGTCGTTAGTTTACAAAATTTAAGTAATCAAACAGGGCTAGCCGTTGAGAATTTACAAAAATTACAACAAGCAGGGCAATTATCTAATTTAGCATTATCAGCGGATCAGATAGCGCAGTCAATGGGCAATTTACAGAAGAATATAAATGATATTACTGTTTTTGGCGAGGGCAATATTACTCCATTTTCACAATTAGGAGTAGATCCTATGCAATCAAAAACTGCCTTTGAAGTATTGGAAAGAGTTAGGGAAAATATAAAAGGCCTTAATGCGGCTACTGCAACTAATTTAATTAGTAAAATAGGATTAAGCCCAGAGTTTATAAATATATTAAGATTATCAAGAGAAGAATTTGATAAGCTTTCTAATAATATATTCTTAAGCGGCAAACAAAGAAAAGACATTGACAATCTAGGAACTTCAATGAAAGCTTTGCAATTAAGATTTATTGCTTTAAAAGATCAAGCCGTTGCAAAATTAGCTCCAGAATTAGATAAGCTAGTAAATCAATTTTTTAAATGGGTTGATGACAATGGCGATAATATAATACAATTAATATCAGGTATAGGCAAATCTTTTGCAGTATTTACAAAGGCAGTCAGCGGAGCATTCGGCTTGGTTAGTGGCTTTATTAATAAAATATCAGGACTAGAAAATGGAATAACAATCTTGACCGCTGCAATGGCTGGCTTGCTCTTAACTTTTAGGCCTTTCTTATTAGGACTTGGTGCAATTGTTTTATTGTTAGAAGATTTTGCAGTATTTAGCGCAGGCGGTGAAAGTCTAATAGGGGATTTAGTAAAAGCTTTTGAAGAAATACCAGATATTGTGAAATTACTAGGTGGTGGTTTAGCTGTTGGGACTATTGTTTCAAATCTTGGAAAGATAGCGGGTGCAATGGAACTTATGCTTGTTCCTGCTCTTGCCCTTGCTACACAGCTTGGGCTGATAGTTGCTGCTTTAACTTTCTTAGCAAAAGCACCAGATATTGGCGAGAAGTTAGCTGATAAATTTTATGAAACAGAAACTGGAAAATCAGCCGCAAATGTTATTTCAGGGTTTCAAAGCAATGGTTTTGTAGGTGCTGTAGGTGGTATAATAGAAAATAGAGCGCCAGTAAATATTAATAATACTAATAATTACAATATACAAGGTACTGGGGCGCAGGATATAGGGACAGCGATTGAAAGCGGACAATCCTTAAGGGATCAATCAAGTATTAATTTTATTAATAGCAATATTGAGTCTAGTGTTAGGCCTTAATTAAAGATCAAAATTTACTAGATCTAATGAAGTGAATGAGTAAGTTTCAGATTTATTAGTTTTAGTATTTTGAATTGTAATAATACTAATATTTTTATTAGCAGCGTTACAAAATCTTATCATGTAGGGCTTTGGGGCTTTAAAATGATTAGTTACATCTTGGCAACTAGTTTTAGCATTAAGTAATGCAGCATAACGCTTATTATTTATATTTTTTTCAGGAGCTATAATTTTTGCTAATTTAATTCCTAATTCTACAGAGTCAGGAGGATTAGCAAAAGAAAGGTTAGAAGAGATAAAAAAGATAGTTATAATATAAAAAATGTTTTTCATTTTATTTGAAATTTAAAGTTAATAAAAATTAATTAATAATTAAAAAAAATTAAAAATCAAGTAAAAATAAATAAAAAGTAAAAAAAAGTTACAAATTATGACAAGGGAAAATGTATCAGCACAAGAAAAATTAATACAAAATACAGAGAATTTAAACAATTTAGTTAGTAAATATGTAGTATCACCAGTTGCAAGATTGGGGATTGCAGGGTTTGAATTTGATATATTCACGCAACACAAGGCAGAAATTAGATCAGATATTACGGATCATTTTGTAGAGGATAACTCAACAAGGCAAGACCATATCGCATTGCCTGCTAAAATGTATACTTTAAAAGGATTTGTTGGGGAATTAAAAACAGAGCCAGAAGCAGAAAAAAACAAATTTCAAGAGATAGGCCAAAAACTAACGACTTTAAATAGCTACTTGCCTATTGTTACAAATAGTGCAAGACAAATAAATAATCTATTAACAGGCGAAAAAGAGTCAACAGCGCAAACAGTAGACGAGTCAGTAGAGGCTGGTATTAATTTATTTCAAGCATATAAACAATTAAATCCACCAGATACAGAGCAGGCAAAGGCCTACAACTTTTTTGTAGCCTTAAGAGATGGCAAGCAATTAGTATCCGTTGACACGCCTTTTGGCTTTATACCAGATTTAGCAATAGAAAACATTATAGCGGTTCAAGATAATAATAAATATATAATGGATTTTACAGTTACCTTAAAAGAGTTTAGGAAGGTATCAACTGAATTCGCTTCTTTCGATCCTAAAAAAAATAAATCGCAAGGCAGGGCGGAAAATCAGAAAGCAGAAGAAAGAGATCAGGGGCAGGCGAACGGAGAGAAGAATTCAATATCTATAATTAAAGATAAAATTAACAAAGGAATAGGCTCTATTCGTGATTTTTTTTAATAAAGTTATAAAATAATATGAAACAAATTACAGAAATTACAGATTATCCAAATCAAAAATTTACAGTAGTTACGGAAACTAACGAAACTTTTGAGTTAAAATTGCAGTATAGCGATGTAAATCAAGGGTGGTTCTATTCTTTGAATTATGATGATTTAGTAATTATTAATAATGCAAGGGTGGTTACTAGCGCCAATATGTTAAGAAACTTTAAAAATCAATTACCCTTTGGACTAAGTGCTATTACTAACGATGGAAGCGAGCCAATATTTGTTGATGATTTTTCAACGGGTAGAGTGTCAATGTTTTTACTTAATGAAAGCGATGTTGCAGACATAGAACAAGAATTTTATAATAATTAATGACTATACAAAAATTTAATAGAAGATTTAAGTTAACATATCAAGTAAACGATGAAGAGGCTTTAATTGTTAGAAGTCCCTTAACAATAGAATTTGATATACAAAGAAGCGCAGCCTCAAGCTTAAATTCAGCAGTTATTAAAGTTTATAATCTATCTTTAAAAAATAGGAATTTAATTTTTAAATCAAGAACTAATTTAAACAATATAACAGATAGAAAATATATTATATTACAAGCAGGATATGAAACGGCCTTAAATAAAGATAGTGAAATGTCAGTAATATTTCAAGGCTATATATTAGAAGCGGATTCATACAGAGAAGGAAATAATGTAATAACTTATATTAGCGCGCAAGATGGCGGGATTGGTGTTTATAATTCAAATATTGCTAAAACTTTTGCAGGCGGCTTAAGTCTAGTAGATTTATTTAAACAAGTAGTATCAGGAATTGACGATGTAACGCTTGGCAAGGTTGGGGATATAAAAGGCAAAATAAAAACTAGCGCTACCTTAAATGGCAATGCTTTTTATTTATTAACAAATAGATATTTTAGCGAAAAAGTATTTATTGATTTAGGCAAAATAAACCTAATGAATCTTGATGAATATATTAAAACGCCCTTTGTTCCTTTAATCACAACAAAAAGCGGCCTAATAGGAACGCCACGAAGGCAAGGCAACATTCTTGATATTACTTTAATGTTTGAGCCTAGAATACAGATACAGCAATTAATAGAGGTAAAATCTAGTATTAATCCTATATGGGACGGACAATATAAAGTTATAGGCCTTAAACATCAAGGCACAATATCTGGAGCAGTAGGCGGCGACTTAACAACAAATCTTCAATTATATATTGGCGATAAAGTAAATGGAGAATTAAAAGGAATATAATATGACGGTACAATTAGCAAAATTAGATCAAGCAGATTTATTTTTAAACACAATTAAGAATGTAAATTTTAATCTTAATTGTCACAGAGTCGGAGTAATACAATCTTTTGACTCAGCAAGACAGCTTGCAAATGTAAAATTAGTTGACAAAAGCGTAAAATTAACAGGAATATCAAGTGAAGAATTAATTGATATGCCACTACTTGAGAATTGCCCAGTTATGATACCTAAAAATATTAATGGTGGTTTAACAACTCCTATCAATAATGGCGACCCTTGCCTAATATGCTTTAACGATAGAGACCTAGACAACTGGCTTGAAAGTGGATTAGTGCAAAGGCCTAACACAGACAGAACGCACGACTTTTCAGATGGTGTTATAATACCTGGAATTAGAAGCGATATAAATAAAATATCTGATTATAATAATCTAGCAACAGAGCTTAATTATCTAAATAATAAAATTTCTATTGATAATGCAAAAATTAGCTTGACTAATGAAAACGGCGGAATTATCATCATAGATGATAAATTAGAATTAAAGAACGCAGCAGATGACTTAAAATCAATATTAGAAGAACTTGTCAATATTATAACCAATCTAAAAACTGTTGACCCAATTTCAGGAAACTTACCAATAGACGGCGGCACGGCTTCGGCTTTATCTGCTTTAACTTCACGAATTGGGGGGCTTTTAAAATAATGATTATTAGAACAATAGATCAAGACGGCGACTGGACTTTCGGTAATGGTATTGGTTCATATAGAAGAAACTTATTAGCATTAACTCAAGATTTAGAAACTAGACTAAAAGAATGGGTAGGGGATTGCTTTTTTAATGTAGAAGGTGGCATTGATTGGTATAATAGAATAGGATCAAACAGCAGAAGAGAATTACAAGAAGATATAAAAGTTTTAATCTTACAAACAGAAGGAATAACAGGCGTAACAGATTTAAGCCTAGATTATAAAAGCACAAGCAGAAACTTAAATTTAACTTATAGTATTACTACTATATATTCTAACGAAACAATAACAAATAATATAACAGTATGAGTATATTAGACGCAAACGGCTTAACAATAGATAGCTTACAAGAAATTATAACAACCTTAGAAGATGGCTATAAAGAAATTTACGGCAATGATATTAATGTTGCAAGCAATACGCCAGACGGCCAACAAATAAACATATCAGCACAAAATATATTTGATCTATTAGAAGTATTAAAACAAATAAATTCAGGCTTTGATTTAGAACAGGCGATAGGAATTGTATTAGATCAAAGAGTTAGCTTGCTTGGTATCACAAGGCAAGGCGCAACATTTACACAGCAACAAATAGAAATCACAACAGATAGAGCTTTAACACTAGAAGGACTTGACGCAGCCGCAACTGATCCAGACGGGACAGGATATACAGTAGCAAGCGACGCAGGAATTGAATTTATATTACTTGATACTTTTAACGCTCCTAGCGCTGGAACTTATAATCTAACTTTCAGGGCAAAAGATTTAGGTTCAATAACAACAACGCCAAACACAATAACAAATCCAATAACTATTATTTTAGGTATTACAAATATTAACAATCCAACAGGAGCCTTAGAAATTGGACTTGATGGCGAGCAAGACTCAACCTTACGATTAAGAGCGACAAGGTCAAGCGCCAATAGATCAAAGGGCTTTATTGATGGCCTAACTGGTCTTTTAAGTGATGTTGCGGGCGTGACTGATGTTAGAGTTTACGAAAACTTTACAGATGTTACAGATAGTAACGGAATACCAGCGCATTCAATTTGGGCTATTTGCGAGGGTGGAGCTAATACTGATATAGCTAATGTTATATATACCACTAAAAACGCAGGGGCTGGAATGAAAGGAGCGGTTACAGTAGACATAACAACTATAAACGGCAGTATATTTCAAGCGGCTTTTGATAGGCCTTTATCTCAAGAGCTTTATATTAGATTTGATATAAAAAGAACAATATCAGGGCAAGCTTTTGATGAAGACGCAATTAAACAATATATAACTGATAATCTAACTTTTACAATAGGCGAGGCCGCAGAAACCTCAAGCATTACACAAGTTGCTTTAAATGGAATTAATGACAGCTCGGGCGGGGGTGTGCCTTTAAATGTTGAAATATCAGACGATGGTATATCTTGGGTTGACTTTTTAGAGGTGGCAAGCTTAGAAGAAAAGTGGATCGTTGATAATGCAAGAATAACAATAAGTATATTATAATGGCAATAGATCTAGAAAATACAATAGAATATTATAAAAACTTACTAATTATTCAATATAAGAATAAAGAGAAGGCAAAAGCTACTATTGATTTACTTGTTAGAACCACATTAAGTAATAATATAGCAAGTCAAGTATTAGATGGTTATGATTTAGAAACTGCAATCGGTAAACAGCTTGATGTATTAGGTAAATATATCGGTGCTAATAGGTTTTATACTGATATCACGGGCGGCAATTTTTTTAGTATGTCCACTTATGCAACAGTAAGCACGGACACAGCTAGCGGCTTTACTGATTATGCTAATTTTGATTCTGATAGCGGCGGCTTTTTAAATTACACTAATGGATCAAGCGCACAGTCTTTAACTGATGATGATTATAGAACAATATTAAAATTAAAGATCGTCCAGAATAATTCAGATCACAGTAATGGCTCTATTGATAACGGCCTTTATACTTTCTTTGCGCAAGATGTTATTATGAGCGATACTCAAAATATGAAAATATCTTATTTTGTTAGCGGTGCCAATAGAAATATAGCAGTTATAGCAGCAACAAAAAACATTTTACCACGACCAATGGGAGTAAAATTAGAGGGTATTATTGAAAGAAATAAAAAGTTTTTTGGCTTTACTAACTACAAAAGAACGACTCAGTCAAATTTAACGACTGGCTTTACTAATTATACAGACGGCTTCACAAAAGAAGGCGAAACTTTAACTTATGAAAAAGTAATTAATTTATAATATTATGGCAAAACTAACAAGAGTATATCAAAAATTATTTGGAGTAAATGGCGGAGCAATCGGGGTTTTTGGCTCAGCGCAAGCAAATTCACCAGCAAGCGGAACTTTAACCAGTGACCCTGCAACCGTTCAATCTTTAGCAGCTTATGAAGCAGGCTGGGCAAGTGCTTCAATCGGAGGAACAAGAAGGCCAACGCAAGAAGAATTTAACGGCATTAATTTTGTAAATACAAGGCAGCTTTCATATTTATTTCAAGAAGGCATTGCAGTATGGGATATTGAAACAGAATATCACCAAAACAGCTTAGTAAAAGAAGACGGCACAACAAATATTTATAAATCAATTACAGACAATAACACGGGCAATGCTTTAACTGATATTGCCAACTGGGAGTTTTTAGGCGATTTAAAAACTCCAATACAAGCAACAGAAACAGACGCAGGTATTGCAGAAATAGCAACACAAGCAGAAACAGATGCAGGCCTTGATGATACAAAAATATTAACACCAACTAAATTAGCTAATTCGGTTTATACAAGCTCGGTAGCTAGTCAAGCAGAAACAGATGCAGGAACAATAGATAATAAATATACATCACCTTTAAAAATTAATGAAGCTAAACAATTACAAAGCTTTGCAACTTTATGCTCTGTATCTGGAATAAACACAACAATTGCAGCAGGTAATGATTTAAATCTTCTAAGTTTATTTGGAACGGTTAATGAATCATTAAGAAAAGAAACTTATTTTGATTTAAAAGATACTTCAAACGTTACTATTACAAACTTTTTAGATGCGGTAAATGATAAATTTGTTTTTCCTTCCAATCTAAATACTTTTAACAAAACTTATAAAGGTTATGTTATTAGAGTAAATACAACCGCTGATTATGCAGGAGCTTCAGGAGCGACAGAAGAATATAATTTTAGAATAAGAAGGGTTGTTGATAACTCAATTATTGATACTAGGGTTTTACCTAGAGTAGAGCTTGACAGTTTAACAGGAGTAAATAGGGGCGTATTATTTCAAACCTTTGTAAATACTGAAACAGATCCTTATGTTTTAGACGGAATGTATATTGATCTTGCGGTGCCTGCTGGTGGTCAAGCAATAACGCTTACTTCATTATCTGTATTAATACAAACAATATAAATTATATAAAATTATGGCAAATCCTAATTTAACAAGAATACATCAAAAAATATTTTCAGAGAATGCGACTAATAATGGCCAATTCGGAAGCTTACAAGCTGGAACAAGGGTTGAAAATCCAAACATAGCAACTTTACAAGCCTTACCAGCTTATCAAGAAGGCTGGAGCGATGCCGTTATATCTGGCGAAGAGTTACCATCTTTAGAAGAATTTAACGGCCTGCACAAAATAGAAACGGAGCAATTACAATATTTATTGAATAAAGGTATACCAGAATATTCAGCAGACGCAGAATATTATATAGGCGATATTCAAAGAGAAGTTGGCGGCACTAAATTATATAAATCAATAACAGATAATAATATTGGTAATGCTTTAACTGATATTGCTAATTGGGAAATATACTACGATCCAGATAATAGCATTTTTGATAATGTAACTATTAACAATAAACTAAATACACAGCCAAACGCAGCCACAATTTCAGGCGGTGAAATTACTTATACAGGGGCGTATATGGTAATTGACACAGAAGGCGGTGCGGCTACTGATGATTTAGAAACTATTAATGGGGGTAGTGATGGGGATATATTAATTTTAAGATCGACTAATAATGCAAGAGATATTACAATAAAGCACGGAACAGGTAATATTATTTTAAAGCCTCTTGGTCAAGATACATTATTAAATTTTGAAAATGATAGGATCGTATTACAATATAAACAATCAAATGATCTCTGGGAAGAAGTGAGTAGGAGTGTTCAAAGTGATTTTGCAAGCTCCAAAACAACCAACGGCTATACTTATTTGCCTAATGGGTTGATTATGCAGTGGGGATCTAATGTAATTACAGGATCAGCAAATTTAGATGTTAATTTACCAATAACTTATCCGAATATACACTTAAGAGCTTATGCAAGCCAAGGAACTACAACCTTTACATCACTTACTGATGGGGTTGTTGGAGCTGATGAGCTCAGTACAAGCCAAATTAGACTGATGCACAACTATGACGGAGGTAATCCTTTTGTTACTTGGTATTCAATAGGATATTAATTTAATTTTAAATAAATATGATAAAAGTAAAATATAATTCAGAAACAACTTTAGTAGAGGGATATTTTCCTGACAATATTAATTATCCTAATAATAATATTGATATAGTAAATAAAACAATAGACGGACAGCCTTATATTGAAATAGAAGTAGATGAGCAAGTAATCGGCGTGACAATGTGTGTTGTTGATGATGTATATAAAGAATTTATACCAGCTCCAGAAGTGCAATTACAAGAAGCCAAAGACTCTAAAATTGCACAAATGAAAATTAACCGTGATGATAATATAAATAAAGATTATACTTCATCTCAAGGCAATGAATTGACTTATAATCCGGAAACTGGAATATGGGATCAAGGCGAATTATTTTACTTTCATTTTAGCGTCAAATTAACTGACTCAACCTCAACAAATCCTGAGGTTGTATTAAGAGCGGCAAAAGAAAATGATGTAATATATTCTTGTGATATAGTTGATAGTAGTGTAGAGGGCGAAATAAGAAAAGGCTATATTAATTTAGATGCCGTACTTTCTGACAATATAGGCTTTCATGTAAGAGAAAGAACACAAAAAAGCATTATTTGGGCGAATACTCTTGAAATTGAAATTAATGCTTGTAATACTATTGAAGAGGTAAATGCTATTGATATTAATTTTGATAATGTTAATTAATGAAATATAATAAAATATTTTTAAAAAATAAAAAAAATATAATTAAAGCTTTTAAAGAAATTGATAGAGATAAGTTACATTTAATTTATTTTGATTATAAGTTAAATTGGACTAATTTTTATCATAATCCCTTATTAATAACAACAAAAGCACTTGCATTTATAACAGGCAAGAAAGATGTTGACCATGTTTGCCATATAGCAAGATATAATTATGATAGATCTTTAAAATGCTGGTTGCCAATAATATTTGAAGCTCAAGACAATGAGGGAATGATTGAAAATGATTTATTATCTAGGTTGCAAAACTTTCAAGGCAAATGCTATATTGAAACTATTGGCGATTTAGATAAAAATAAACTGGCTGCATTTACTAAAAAATATAAAAATGTAGCTTATTCAAAAATAGCGGCAGGATTCGCAGGAATAGATATAAAATACTTTAAAAAGAAAAAGTTTAAATATGGTGGTTTCTGCTCTTGGCTTGTTGCTTTATGCTTAAAAGATCAAGGTTATGAAGTAAAAGCAGAAAAAGGCAATCCCCTTGAAATCACGCCTAGCGATTTATGGCACGAAAACAAACTTAATAAAAAATTATTATATTCTTATGAAGATAAATAAATTGAAATGCCCTTTTGTAGTATTAATGAGTCAGCTATTAATTATATATGCTGCTTATTATTTTATTACACAACCAACAGATTATTATAAACAGCATAGAAATATATCGATAATTAAAGATAATATGAATAAAGTTGCCAGAACTTGCGGCGAGGGTTATTTTGTGTCTTGGCTTGTTATGAAAACTTCTGACTTAAAAGATCAATTTATGTTTCAAGATGTTATCGGTTGCAACAAACAAATGTCTAAAAATTGCACATTTAGTGTAAAAGGTTTCAACTTAAATCCATTTTATAATAAAACAGATCATTCAATAGATAGAGAAACTTATCAATTTTTATTAAGCATACCAGACGCAGAAGTTGCTTATTTTGATGATATACAAGAATTAAATAAGTATAATACAATAAAATATATTAATGATAATACTAATTTACAAATTAATAATCTATCTTTTACAGTTATTAAGAACAAAAAAGAAAATATAATTTATGTTTTTTCTTTAGCTAATACAAATAAAGAAGATACTTGCACCCGCAAAAAATCCACCTTATTATTAAAAGAGCTGGCACAACAAACAAAAAAGGGAATTTATTAATGGAACTATTTTATGAAAGAAATTTTTATGGAGTGCTTGGGCTTTTAATAGCTGCTTGTATAGCTATGTATAGATTTTTCACTAAAACACAAGCACAACAGCTAGAGAATACAAATTTAAAGCTAGAAATAAAAATCAATGATGTTATAAAGAAAGAAATAAAAGAATCAGAAAAAAGAATGACAGAAACAATAAAAGAAGAATTAAAAGAAGCTAGGGAAGATTTTAAGAAAGATAAAGACCATATGCTTAAAAATGTAAAACAGACCAACGATTTAATGTTAAAAAGTTTAGAAATAGAACATGATAAAATTGTTACAACTGGTAGTAAAATATTAAATAATATTAAAAAAGCAAATGATTAAATATATAATAGCCATATTCTTAATGTTAGCCACCACAGCACAAGCAAAAATTAGTATTGGTTCATCTATACTATATGCAAAACAAAACCACCCTACGATCAAATTTAAGAGCAATGCTGATCAATTTAAACCAACAAGCTTAACGATTGGTTATTTAAAGAAGTTAGATAATATTACTATTGGGCTTTATACTAATAGACTTATTAACTCTAAATTAAAAAGGAGGGCAACAAATGGGACTAATAACTTTGATTATTATTCAGCTACCAGATATAATTTATTTCAAGTTGGATACATTACAAAAAATATTATGCCTACATTGTTTGTAGCAGATACAATTTTAAAACAAGAATTATATTATAATGATGTCAAAATCTCACAAGATAAAAATAGAGTGTATCTTTATGGGGCAGGATTAAATGTATTTCTTGACAAGAATATTAGTTTTAATATAAACTATATAGCACCTAGAGAGTCTATAGGGCTTGAAGGTGGTTTGGCTTTTGGTATTAATTATTTATTTTAAATTATGAAAGGATTTTTAAATTGCAATTTTGGGAGTAAATCTTCAAAAAGACTGGCAGGAATATTAATGATATTTGTTGGCGTATTGGTTAAAGTAGGGCTTGTTATTTATGGAGCAAGTGTTAAAATGTCAGAAGACTTCACAATATTTGATAAATTAGACGCAAGTATTGATAGTTTATTCTTGGCAGGCTCTGTATTGCTTGGAATTGGTGTTGCTGAATTATTGAAAAAGAAAAAGTAAAATGACTGAAATTTCTATTTTAATATTTCTAATAACCACCTTAGGCGGATTGATTTATTCTCTTGGCAGAAAAAGTGGTAAAGAAGAAATAGAAAATAAAAATAATAAAGATTATATTAAAAAAGCTATAAGAATAAAAAAGAAAAAAGATGAACTTAATAAAGAAAATGATGATAGTCTTGTTGCTCGTTATATCAGGCTGCTCAACAAAAATTAACCTAGATAGTCTTTGTTTGCTAGATGATGAATTAGTAACTATTGAAGAATATAAAAAGCTATCAACAGCTAGTAAAAGAAAAGTTTTATTATATCAAATTAATTATAACGAATATTGTAATGGCGTATAAATTTAGTAATAGATCAATAGATAAAATAGATACTTGCCACGAATCATTAAGAGAGCTTGTTTATAAAGCAATGGACTATCAAAGATTTGACATTGTAGTAATAGAAGGACACAGAAGCAACGAAAGGCAAGACGAATTAAAAAGGCAAAAATTAAGTGAAAAATCAGCAGGGGAAAGCAAGCATAATTACTTCCCTTCTTTAGCTATTGATTTAATGCCTTCACCTACTACCAAATGGGACGACATAGAAACCTTTAAAAGATTTGGGGAGTTTATGATTGGCGTTGCTGCTGGCTTGGATATATTAATTAGATGGGGTGGCGACTGGGATATGGACGGCAAAACTAACGATCAAAAATTTAATGATTATGTGCATTTTGAATTAATAATATAATATAAATAATTATGAGACCTATAATAAATAATTTAACCAGCAATCTATCTAATCAATTAATATTTTCAGGAGGCGCAACTCCAGAGCCACCACCAGTCACAACTGATAGAACTGTATTATTAGAATTTGATGACTTGGCAAGCATTGTAGCAACTGGCGATAATGTAACTCAAGTAAACGATTTATCAGGTAATGGTAATAACTTTACTGCTTTGGGGACTCCTAAAATAAACGGCTTTACTCAAAATTCTTTAAATGTTGTTGATTTAATAGAGGGCGACAATTCAGCTCTTGTTTCAGGAACAATAGATATGACCAATTCATTTACTTTTTACTGCGTAGCGAAAGTAAAAAAAGTTAATAATATTCTTGATACTTTAGTTGCAATTGAAGATGATTTAGGAAATAATATATCTATTGTTTCTAATAATGCTGCTAAATTTGATTCTGCCGTAGTGTCTAATTTTCATTCAACAATTATACCTGCTGATGCTCCTTATGAATATAACTATATGATTTATAAATATGAATTAGATCATTTAAACAATACTGCAACATTATCTATTAATGGTAATCAGATTGGGCAAGTTGCTTATACTGGCACAATGGGGACTACTGCCACCATTAAATTAGGTAGAGATGTACAGAATGTTAGATTTTTAGAAGCCAATTTAGCTGAATTTATGTTTTATGAGGGTATTGTAAATCCAGTTGATGACGCTGCTTTAATTAGTTTTTTCAAGAATAAATGGGCTATATTAGATCCTAGAAATATTGCAGATATTGGGGCGTATTATGATTCTTCAAATATTAGAGGACAGCTTATAGGTCCAGCTTTAGGCGGTGGTTTTGAATTAAACACTTTGATTGATTTATCAGGTAATGCAAATAATTTAGATAGTACGCCATTATATAGACCTATTGCCCTATCTCCTACTAACAAGAAAAATGGATTAAATGCGGTTGAATTTGATAATATACAAAAATCAATGAAAGCTTTAAATTTCCCAGTCAATAATCTTAATTCTTCAATGACTTTTGTATTCTTGACAAATGTAATACCTGTTAGCATAACTAACTTTAATCAATCTGTTATTAGTTGGGATCAATTCCCAAATGATTTCAATATTGAATCAGGCTCTGCTTCAAATGTATTTAATTGTAGAGCAGATGGCAGCTCCACTTTTCATAGTAATTTAACGCCGACAGGTACGCCTTATAGTGGTTTATATCATGTCTTTATTTATAAGTTAGACGGTGTCGCAGGAACAGCAAGCTTAATAATTGATAATGTATTTAGAGGACAAGTGAATGATTATACTAGCAGTTTAGCACAAGGTGACTTTTATTTAAATGCTAATAAAGCAGATCAGACAGAAGGCTTAATACAAAACTTTTTAGAGATGATGGTTATTCACGATGCCACAAGCGCGGCACAAGATACAGAAATATATAATTATCTAAAAGGTAAATACGATCTTTAATTATAATTAAACGGGGTTAAAATTGGCTTATTTATTGCAGGCCTGTATGGATAAGTCAATCCGTAGCTTTCATATTCTGCTTTATATTTATTATAATATTTTCTATTTAATCGCATTGTAGGAACATTTACATCTAAAACAGTTAGAGTATATCTGCAATTTTCAGTTTCTTGAAAGTTATATTTAACATTAAGAGGATAATAATATATATCTATTATAGAGTTGCAACGATTCATTCTATACTTAAGATAATCAAAAGGGTTACAGGCTGATAATATTATTACTACCAGCAACCATTTCATAAAATCCCCTCTTTTTGCAACACAGACAATCCCTGCTCGACTGACCTAGCTATATAATACTTATTATTTATTGCCGTACAGGTGGCCTCAAATGCTTTTTGATTAGGTGATTGCTTGCCTGTATCTGTTTTAAATTCAATATAAATATGATGACAGATATTATTTTCTTTTATTACTCTAAACTCGTAATCTGCTTTTCCTGCGGTTAATCCTTTGCTTTTAAGTAAAGCCCCCGTAATTTTGTTTCTATACTCCCCAGAGGCATCGTAGCTCCAAAAAACGGCATTTAATTTATTCATCTTCTGATACACATTAATCATAGCGGCAAATTGCTTATGAATAATATCTTCTTTTCCTAATGGCATATAATTATTTTAATGTTTTTGCTAGCGTAAAGTTGCATTTTTTAAAATTATAAATAATTTTAAAGCCTTTATTTTAAAAGTCAAATTATATTAAAATTAAAAAAAGTTAAAAAAAAATTAAAAAAAGTTAAAAAAAGACTTGACATATTAAATCAATTGTTTTATTATTAATTCACAACCAATTAATTATTAACTTAAATAAAAAATAAAATGAAAAAAGAAAACTTAATTAAAAAATTAAAATCAATAGGGACTAATTTAGATAATAATTCATCTCAAAATAATAATTCATTTCAATTAGACACTAAATCAGAACTAGGAATAAAAACTATTGATGTAAGATTTCAATATAATGAAGTTTTATTTTATGCTTATAATAATTACGATAATAATTACGATAGCCCTATAATATTTAATACTCTAAACAAAGTTTTAAAGCATTGGAACTTAAAATAATAACCAACTACCACAAACAAACCCTTTTACTAACTTAAATAAATAAAAACAATGACAAATAAAAACAAAGCAAAACAAAGAATGGCTCAAGTATTATTTGAAAATGATGCTTTTAATATGTTGACAAGTAAATTATTTGAAGATATATTAAACAACCCTAGAAATAATGTTAGTTATAGACAGGCAATATATAGGCGACAGTCTAAAATATACCAACAAGCAACCAATTAATAATAATTTAAATAATTAAAACAATGACAAATAAAATAAACATTTCATCTTTTTACGAATTTAAAGAAGATATACAAAATACAATTAGTATATGCAGTAAATATTTTTATATTGATGATTGTATAAATAAAAAACAATTAGAATATGCAATAAAAAATAATGAAGTATATCGTTATTTTGATTACAATGATCAAGACAGAAAAACTATCGAGGAATTACTTGATAATATGGAGTATGCAAAAGTTGATTCTCTGGAAGTATCAGAATATAAAACTAATGCAAGTTATTCAATAGTAAAAGATTTAACCAAAGATATTTTTAATAATAATCAAGAAATAATAATTAGTGATGGAGCTTCCTAGAATTACAGCTAATGGCTTTAAATATATGGACTTACAAGAAAGAGAATTTATATCAATATTAAATGAATTTGATAATAAATATTACGAAGTATTAAAAGAAGAGATAGAAGAAATTAGAAATGATTATGAAACATCTTTACTAATGCCAGAAGATTATATCACCATAACAGAAGAATTAAAGAAATATCTATAAAAAAACCCCTAGAATTAATTAAAACTCTAGGGGCTAACCAATCTTACTAACTTAATTTCAAAAATGTATTACCATAATTAAAACTCTTGTCAATTCAAGGCTAGCATTATCTTTTTCTTTGTCAAGCTTTTTTTTAAAAAAATGTTGCATTTTATTTTTTTAATGTTATTTTGTAAACAAACAAGGCACATAATATTGTAAATTCTACTCCTTAATTGATCTTTTTTTATCTGCCTTGTTTTACTTAACCCTTCTTATTTTCTTAACTTCAATAAAATAGTATTATATTATATAAAGTAATTTTATTAATTATAAACTATTTTTACCAAAATAACCTTATCACTATTTAATCCAATAAAATCAAGGCTTCACAGGTTAACTGTTCAAAATTGTACAACCTACTTGTTCAAAATTATACAATCTATTATTGTATGCTTTTTTTTTATTATTTAATCATTTATAATTATTTTAAGACTAGACAGAAATTAAAATATTTTTTATGTAGAGGGATCGTCTAGTCCCCTCTACACCAATTTTAATAGGCTAGACACCATGACACAGCAGAAAAAAGGATTTATATTTTACAAGTCATTTCACGAAGCAATAAAAGAACTCCCTAATAAACAACAATTAGAAATCTATCAGGCAATTTTTGAGTACTCTTTTGAAGAAAAAGATAAAAAACTTGAAGGAATTTCAAAAAGTATTTTTACATTAATAAAACCCCAGCTAGAGGCAAACCATAAAAAGTTTTTAAATGGCTGCAAAGGAGCAGAGCACGGAAACAAAGGAGCGGAGCATGGAAAAAAAGGGGGCAGACCTAGTGATAAAAACCCCCCAGAAAACCCCCCTAACGATGAAGCAAAAAACCCCCCAGAAAACCCCCGCAAAGATAAAGTAAAAGATAAAGATAAAGATAAAGATAAAAAAACTAAAGCAAAAAAATATAATGATTTTCATTTTAGCATTGCAAGCGAGTTAGGGGATTTTATAAAAAATCATTACAAAAAGAATTTAACAATGGGAAATATTAAAAAATGGGCAGATGATATAAGGCTATTACAAGAAGATTTATCACTAAGGCAAAATAGTGAAGAAGATATAAAAAAGGCTATGAAATCAATTATTGAAAACACAGGCAAGCCATATTTTGTTACAGTGCAAAGCGGAAGCTCTTTCAGACAAAAGTTTTTTAGCATTGAGGAATACAGCAAAAGAGAAAACAAACAATCCAAACCACCAATAAATATTAACACAAAAGAAATTGATTATGGAACAAGCGGCAAATTTTAAGATAGAGAATAAAACAGTAATTTATAATTGCGAGATACACGGCGAGCAAGAAAGCAACATATCTTGCTTTAATGGTAAATGGTCGCCTCCATATTGCAAGATATGCCTTGAAGAGAAAAAGAGGCAAAAGCAGGAGCTGGAAGAGCAAGAAAGAAAAATAGAGCAAGAAAGGAAAAGGGAGCTTGTAAAGCAAAGTAATTTAATTAATTCACAAATACCGCCCCGCTTTTTAAAAGCCAGTTTTGATAATTATAAAACCACCACAAAAGAACAAGGTAACGCTAAAAAGACTTGCCTTGATTATGCTAGCAATTTTGAAAACAAACTAGAAGCAGGGACAAGCCTTGTATTCGTAGGAACTTATGGAAGTGGCAAAACTCACCTTTCTTGCTCAATAGCTCAAGAGATTATGAAAAAAGGTTATTCTGCTTTATATGTAAACACTAGCAAAGCATTAAGAAAAGTAAAAGACACTTGGGGCGGAGGCACGGAAAAAGAGCAAGAGGCAATGAATTATTTTATTAGATCAGATTTATTAATACTTGATGAAATAGGATTGCAACACGGATCAGAGGCAGAAAAAATAATCTTATTTGAAATATTAAATGAAAGATATATGCAATGCAAACCTACAATTCTAATCAGTAACTTAGATATTAACGACTTAAAAGAATATATAACAGAAAGAGTTATTGACAGAATGAGAGAGGGCGGAGGACAAAAAATTGTCTTTAACTGGGAAAGCAACAGGGGGCAGTAATGAAAATAAACAATGACATTATATTTATTTTAATTACAATAGTAATAATATTAACTTTTTTTATAAAACAATTATGATTTTAAAAGATTTGATATGCAAAAAATGCCACCATATCTGGAAGGCAATTTGCGAAGAAAACAAAATAAAAGAAATTCAATGCAGGAATTGCAAGGAAACTGGATCAATAATACCATTTTTCCTGAATGGGAAAAAAGGTTATTAATCAATTAAATAAATAAAATTATGAAAGTATTATCTTTATTTGACGGACTAGCAGGAGCAAGGCAAGCATTAAAAGAATTAAATATTGATTGCGAGTATTATGCAAGCGAGATTGACAAATACGCAATTCAAGTTGCTAAAGCTAACCACCCTGATATTAAGCATATAGGAGATATTAAGAATCTTTTTAAATATCATGATATTAACGATGGCAGAAATAGACAATTTTACAATATAAATAGAGGCGAGATTGACTTGTTAATAGGTGGTTCACCTTGTCAAGATTTATCAATAGCTAAAAAAGATAGAAAAGGATTAGATGGCGATAGATCAAGCCTATTTTATGAATATGTTAGAATATTAAATGAGGTAAAGCCTAAATACTTTATACTAGAAAATGTTGCTAGTATGAGTAAAGCAAGTAAAGAGCTAATCACAAAAGAATTATTTGATATAGAGCCTATAATGATTAATAGTGCTTTATTAACTGCTCAAAATAGAAAGAGGCTTTACTGGGTAGGCAAGTTAATTAATGGAGAATATAAGCAAGTAAAGATAGAACAACCAAAAGATAAAGAAATTTACTTAAAAGATATAATAGAGAATGGTGCCGCTTATCAAGACAAGAGTCACAGCTTAACCGCCAGTTATAATGGGGCTGTATTTTGGAATAGTATTATAAAAAAACAAAGAACTATGGTTCCAATTAAGCTAGGACATTTTAATAAAGGAGGTCAAGGGGATAAAATTTATTCTATAAAAGGAAAGTCAATTTACTTATCTACTAATGGCGGCGGCAGGGGTGCTAAGACAGGGCTTTATAAGATAGATTTACCTGATGGAGAATATAAAGCAAGAAAACTAACCCCTACCGAATGTTGCAGACTTCAAGGCTTCCCTGACAATTATGTGTCAATGGTTAGCAATACACAAGGCTATAAAGCACTTGGTAATAGTTTTACAGTGCCAGTAATTAAACATATTATTAATCAATTAAATAAATAAAATTATGAAAAACTTAACACAAGAAGAAATATTAGAGGCTCACAAGCTTAGAACTGAAAGAGCAGAACAAAGCCACAAACAAAGATTGGAGCTAGGAATTAGCGCAGAGCAAAGCGAACAGTCTTTAAAAATTGAATTAGAACATATTGAAGATATGTATGATATATTAATAAATAAATAAATAAAATTATGAAAAAACCATTAAACGCACAAACAAGAAGAAAATTTAAAATATTTTGGAAAAGATACGGCTGTAAGATTGTATTTTTAATAATGCTTGCACCTTGTTTATTGTCTTTATTACTACTATTCAATATCTTTTTATTATTGACTTGGTAATTAAAATAAATTAAAAAATAATTAAAATAAGTTAAAAAAAGACTTGACAACTAAAATCATTTAGTTTATTATATTTATATAACCAACCAGTTATTAACTTAAATAAATAAAACTATGAAAATTAAAAGTCGCAGAAATTTAGCAATCGCACTCAATAAATCACCAGTGAATTTAAATAATATATCACGCAATTTAACTAAAGTAGTTGATTTGTGGATTCGTATGGGTGAAGTTGTAATTGATCAAGACAAATTACAACTTAATAAAATATAATACAAGAGGGAGGATAAATAAAAAACCTCCCTTAAAACCAAAATCAGAATAAAACTATGTCAGAACAAAAACAAGAACTATCTTTTTACGATGATTTAATCAAAGTGCAATCCGCTTTAGAGTCAGTCGGGAAATCTTCATTAAATCCACACTTTAAAAAAAAATATGCCAATTTAACTGATATTTTAGCAGCAGTAAAACCAGCATTAAATAATAATAATTTTTTCTTAACTCAAAAAATTCTAATAAAAGATAGTAACGAAGTATTAAAAACAGAAATCACGCACAAAAGCGGGCAAGTCTTAGAGTCAGAAGCACCATTAAATGTAGCTGATAGAAACAATCCGCAAAAATACGGAAGTGCAATCACTTATATGAGAAGATATTCACTAACTGCATTGCTAGGGATTGAGGAGGAAGACGACGACGGACAAAAAGCAACACAACAAAAAGTACCAGTAGACAGGCCATTAAACCCTGCTGAAATTGCAACAATACAAAAAATAATTGATAAAGTATCAGAAATTGACCCTGATTTTAGTATTATTACAATGTGTGAGGCTTTAAAAGTTAAATCACTGGCAGAAATTAAACATAACAGATTTAATAATATTGTATCAAGACTAACTGAAAAGCTAACTCCAGAAGAGCCAAAAGAAGAACCAAAAACAGAGGGGGCAAGCAATGAATAAACTAGAACAAGAAATAAAGCTTGAAGATGAAATCAGAGAGCTTGAAAAATTATTAAATATTAAAATAGAACAATTACAGGAGTTTAGAAATGAGTAAAATAATAAACTGGAAAACTAAGGAAGTAATAATTGAAGATGAAAATCTTACAATTAAACAACTAGTAAAAAAAGCAGTAAAAGAAAAAATTAGTTTAAGATATGCTGATTTAAGAGATTGCGATTTAAATAATTCTAATTTAGGCTTTGCTGATTTATACGAAGCTGATTTAAGAAATGCTAATTTAAGAGATGCTAATTTAGAAAAATCTAATTTATTCGATGCTAATTTAGAGGGTGCTGTTTTAATATTTGCTAATTTAGGACTTGCTGATTTAGATGGTGCTGATTTAAGAGGTGCTAATTTAAAAGGTGCAGCTTTATGTAATGCTAATTTAAGAGCTGCTATTTTAGAAGGTGCTAATTTAAGCGGTGCTGATTTAAGAAATGCTAATTTAGGACTTGCTGATTTATACGATGCTGATTTAAGAAATTGCGATTTAACAGATGCTAATTTAAGCGGTTCTCTTTTCAATGGATGTAAATTTCATAAAGATCAATTAAAAGATCTATTAAAAGGATTAAAGATTAAAGTAATGAAAAAAAACAATGATAATACATAGAAATATAGAACAAAACACGGAGGCTTGGCACAAGTTAAGACACGGAAAGCTAACTGCAAGCGATTTTAAAAGCCTGATAACAGAGAAAACGCAAAAAATAACCTCTGATACCAAAATAAAAGATTTAGCTTATAAGAAAGCTGTAGAGACTATTTTTAACTATAAAGAATGGGAAGAAGCAAACGAAGAAGTAATTTTTAATTCCTTTGATATAGAAAGAGGCAATAGACTTGAACCAATAGCAAGGCAAGAATACGAAGCAAGAACATTAAAGCCAGTAGAAGAAGTAGGCTTTATTGAAAGTGATGATGGATTGCTTGGATATTCACCTGACGGACTAGTAGGCGAAGACGGCTTAATAGAAATAAAAGCCCCTCGTAAAAGCAAACACCTAGAAACCATTTTTAAAAACAAAGTGCCGTTAGAACATATTGCACAAATACAAGGCGGCTTATATCTTAGTGGCAGAAAGTGGCTTGATTTTATTTCTTATAATGAAAATTGTAATAATTTAAAAATATCAAAAGGACTTGTTAATAATATGGAAGATTACAACCACTTAAAAGATAAAATAAAAATTGATAATACTTGTATTATTAGAGTTTATAGAGATGAAGAATATATTGCAAAATTACAAGAAGCCATAATTAAGTATACAAATTACTTTAATATAGAATTAAAAAATATTAAAAATAAATTAAAATAAATTAAAAAAAGACTTGACAAACTAGACAAGATGTTTTATTATTTAAGAACTACCAACCAATAATTATTAACTTAAATTTAAAAAACAATGTATAGACCAGAAAACGACACAACACAATATCTAACTGATTTACTTCTTGAAGGCGCAGAATATCTTTATGATTACCATTCTCAAGATTATGATTATTTTTTAGATGAATTAGATCGTAGTTTAAAAGAAGCTTCAAAGAAAGTAAAAGAAATATATGAAACACAAGAATGTGATTCGCCTGCTTATTCTTTATCAGATAACATAAATCAAAAAAAGCAAGAAATAATAAGAATTGCAAAAATTGCAGATCAAATGCTAAAAACTTTTAATGCAGAAAATATAAAAGATATACCTGCAAAATTAGAAGATTATACTAAAAATTTAGAAAGCAACACAAATTATTTTGATCTTGAAACTTTCAATAAAAATAGAAATGTTTTAGAAGTTTTAAGTGATATATTACTGATTAGATAAAAACAAAATGACAAATAAATTTGAAAGTAATTTAACAACACTTAGTAGAGTTTTAATTGCTATTTGTGAAATATATTCAAAAATAGAGCATAGCCCTATTATAGATATTATTTACATATATGATATTTACGGGCAAGAAAAAATAAAATGGGATTTAACCAAAGAAACCCTAGAGGAACAGAGCGAGGAAACTCAAAAGGGAATTAATAAATTATTAACTCAAATTAAATAAAATTATGAATATACCATTTAGAGTAAAAACACTAACAAATACAGCAAAAGTACCAACTCAAGAAAATCAGGGGGATTTATGGGACTTGTATGCTGATAATTTTTGTTTAGAATACAATGCGGATCTTGCTAATATAGATTTTAACAACCATAAGGTAAATCATTACAAGAACGCAATAATTGCAGACAATAAAGCGATTATACAACCACAAGGCAGAATTCTAGTTAAAACAGGGATTAGTCTTGAATTGCCAAAAGCTGTCAAGTATGATGATGAGAAAATAGAATATTATTATGGAAACATTCCTGAACTAAAAAGAGAAGGTGTATATTATCAGTTTTATTCTTACGCAGTAGCAGATATACGCCCTCGTTCTGGACTAGCCTTAAAACAGGGAATAACAGTATTAAATACTCCTGGAACAATTGATAACAGCTACCGTAAAGAAATAGGCGTAATACTCTATAATGCAGGACACGAACCCTATACAATAAATAAAGGTGATAAAATAGCACAAATGCTAATTAGACCCTTGTATCCTTCTAAAATGGAAATTGTAGATAATATTAACGACACTGAAAGAGGTGGTTATGGCTCAACTGGAAAATAAAATTATGATAAATAAAGTAATATTATTAATTTCTTTATTATTAACTCTTACAGCTTGCAATAGTGAAAAAACAGAAATTAAAGTTAAAGATTATCAAAGAATTCATAAACGCAATAGTGGTTATTATTTAATATTTACTGATAAAGGAGTATTTAAAAACGGAGATAATTATTTATTTTTTAAATTTAATTCTAGTGATATTCAAAACGAAATAGAAAAAAATAATTGCTATAATATTAAAACTAGATTTTGGAGAGTGACTTTTTTATCTATGTATAAAAATATTATGACCCTTGATAAAATTAACTGTAAACAATTAAATAAATAAAATTATGATAAATAAAGTAACATTACTTGGAAATATAGGACAAGACCCTGAAATAAGAACAACGCAAGGCGGTAAAGAGCTGGCTTCATTTAGCTTGGCAACTAGCGAGACTTGGAAAGACAAAGCAAGTGGGGAAAAGAAAACAAAATCAGAGTGGCACAAGGTGGTTATATTTAATGATAATCTTGTAAACCTTGTTAAAAACTATACTCAAAAAGGCTCAAAGATTTATCTTGAGGGTAAATTACAGACTAGAGACTGGGAAGATAAAGACGGCAACAAAAAATATACTACTGAAATTATTTTGAATGGCTTTGAAAGCAAGATAGTTTTATTAGATAATAAAGAAGATAACAAGCCAAAAATGAGCGAGAGTGACGATAAAGCATTTAAAGAGGCAGAAGCTAGCCTTGATGATGAAATACCATTCTAAGAGGATTTATGACAAATAAACTAAAAGAACTAGAAAAGAAACTGAGGAAGGCAGAGGCTGCTCATGCTGCTAATGCTGCTTATGAAGCTGCTAAAAAAGCCTATGAAACTGAATTAAATAAAAATAAAAACAATGACTAAAATTGACAAATTGGAACAAAAAAAGAATAACGCAGAAAAAGTTTATGAGCATATAAAAGAAATAAGACAAATATGGAATAATGTAAAGATATGGGGTGGGGTTGAAGATGCGTTTGGACCTAAAGATATAGAAGATCTTAAACAACTTCTTGATGTTAAAGATTTTAATAATTTTATGAATGCTTATAATATTTGTATTAAAACTGAATATGCTAAAATACACGATGCAGAAATGTATAAAAAATACCTAGAATATAAAAAAATTATTGAAAATGCAAAAGACCAGCAGCTCCAAAAACTACGCAAAAAACATAACAATTTTGCAGATGCTCTTGAGGATATTTATAACAATACTTTTAAAACTTATAATGAAGCTTGGGAAGAATATCAAGAATTAAATAAAAATAAAAACAATGAATAATACACAATTTAGACAAAGAATGAATGATAACGGCTTGCGTGATTATCAATTGGCAAAAATACTAAAAATTAGCCCTGCGGCTATTTGCGGTTGGAAAAAAAAGGATAAATTCCCCGTGTATTTAGAGTATTATTTTGAGAATTTGAAATTAAAAAAACAAATAGAAAGACTTAATAGCCTTATAACAGATAAGATAATTAAGAAAAATAATCAAAAATTACTAACTAAAAATAAATAACTATGAGAAATTTACAATTTAACACAGTGCCAGCAGACAAACTATTAAAAAAACATACAATAACAGATAGATTAAAAGTAATAAGACAATGGCAGGAGCAAAGAGGAAAAAAGCATATTGAATTTATTACTCTAAATTTAAACAATTATGATGGGCAAGATTTATATTTAAAGCTTGAGACTATTGCTAATAATATTGAAATATTAAAATGTAAAGGAAACGGACTAACAGAATTGCCACCATTGCCATACACTTTAACGCACTTAGACGCAAGATATAATCGCTTTAATCACAAAGAAAAGAAAAGAATTATTAAAGAATGTTACGAAAAGGCAATAATAATTAAAATATAAAACAATGACAATAATAATAAACACACAAGAAGAATTAGAGGCTTTAATGGATAATAATAGTATCATAATTAAAGATAATTTGATTATAAAATGTAATATTGATATTAATGCAAATATAACCGCCTATAATATCAGGGCTAAAAATATAAAAGCTTGCACTATTGAGGCTAACACTATTAAAGCTAAAAATATTGAGACTAATGGATTTAACACTTTTGATTTTGGTTTTTCTATTAGAGCTTTCAAGATTAGAGCTAGAAATATTAAAACTTATCACGATATTAAAGCTTGGGATATAATAGCTAATAGCATAAAAGCAAATGCTATTTTTTGTGCAAAGATTTATTATAATGAATATTGCTTAGCTCAAGATAAATTTATTTGCAGTTATGTTTCAGGAGCAACAAAAGACGCGCATTTTTGTTTTAATGATGATATTAAATATATAGATTTACTTTTGTTTTAATGATGATATTAAATATATAGATTTACTTAAAATATAAATATAAAAACAATGACAGTAATAATAAATAAACAAGAAGAATTAGAGGCTTTAATTGATAAGAATAATATTATCATTAAAGATGATTTAATAATAAGATGTAATATTGCTATTAACGCACATATAAAAGCTAAAAACATAAAAGCTAAAAATATACAAGCTTGGAATATTAAAGCTTATAATATTAAAGCCCACAATATTAAAGCTACTGATATTAAAGCCCACAATATTAACGCTAATAATATACAAGCTTGGGATATTGAAGCTGGAAATATTGAAGCTGATGATATTAATGTTTCTAATATCGAGGCTGAAAATATTAATGTTTATTCTATTGAAGCTTTACATATTAAAGCCGTTGAATATATTGACGCTGTAAATGATATTAATGCTTGGAATATTGAAGCTTTTTATATTAAAGCTAATGATATTAAAGCTAATGATATTAGCATTGACCATATTAATGCTAAAAATATTAGTTATGATACTTTTTGCATTGCAAGAAAAAGCTTAATTTGCGGAACAATAGAGGGAAGAAGGCAAAACTCTATTCATATTTGCCTTGATCAACCAATTGAGTATATAAAATGATAATAGATTTTTCAGTATCAAACTATAAATTTATAACCGAAAGGCAAACAATATCTTTAGAGGCTCTCACAGTAAAAAGAGATAAATTTCTGTTAGGACCTCTAAGGCAAAGTAAAGATAATATAATAAATGCTAAATATAGAATTATAGGAGGTAAAACAAAAGATATTAAATTATTAAAAGATGTTTATGTTTTTGGGAAGGAAGAAGCAATGCAAGACTTAAAAGGGGCAATAGAGCTTTTTAATAAAATTATTAGCTATGATAGATTTTATAAATATAAATACAAAGACTGCTTAACAGATTTATCAAACAGTAATGATGAAGCTATAAAATTTGAAATAACTTTTTTACTAAATAATATCAGATATATTTATAAGATACATTATGGCTTTAATTGCAAGATAAGACAATTAGTCTATTATCCAAAAGGTCGCAAGAAAAGTGCAATGACAAATAAAGTATTTAAGAAAGCTTTAGATTATTTATTAATCAATAAGTTAGATCAGATAAAATTTTCTAGCGATACATCTTTAATGAACAAAGTAAGAAAAGATCAAATATATTTAGCAGACTTTGATGATAATGTTTATATATACCCTATTACTGATTATTATAATAGCAGAAAGGAAGATATAGAAAATGAATATCTATGTGGAAGATTAGGGGCCATAGATCGTAATAAATTAAAAGAATATTAATAATGATAAATAACAATACAGAAATAACAGAAAACAAAACTTTATCTTATGCCAGAATAACTGAACTTATTACAAGCATTGAAGCTAAGGAGCTATTAATAACAATAGAAAAACCTAGAAAAAAAAGTTTTATCAAGTCTTTTTTTGCTGATGATCTAAAAACAAAGCATTATGCTGATATCTGGCACGAGATAGAGTCTTTATTAAATATTATATTATGGGAAGCAAAACATAAGAAAAAGAATTATATACCATTTATTATAGAAAAAGAAAAAAATATTATAGAAGTAGATTTTGATTTTAATAAAATAGATCTTAAACTAGATTATGAAAAACTAAACGATATTGCAATTACTAAGATTGATGAATACAGCTCTATTAATTTAAAAAAAAGCAAGGTTCAAGAAGGTATCATTTACTTTACTTTATCTTTTTTAAAAACACCAAATGATATTGTAAATATTAGATCTATTCATAATTTGTTTTTAATATGTGTAGAAATAGGGAGCGGTAAAAATGGATTTAAGAAATTTCTTAATTTTATTCAAATAATAAACATAGCAATAAATTATATTAACAATGATAAATAAAGACACGCAAATAACAAAAGGAAAGGCAGGAAGACCAACAAAAATGACTGATGAGGTGGTTAAAAAATTAGTTGCTTGTTTTTCTAATGGCTTCAGCGACCAGCTGGCTTGCGACCATGTAGGAATTGACAAAGTGACATTATATAATTATTGCGATAAACACCCAGAATTTTCAACCATAAAAGAGAGATTGAAGAAAAACCCAGTCGCGGCGGCTACTTTAAACATTGTAAAAGCAATAGATAACGGCGATGTAAAAGCCAGTCAATGGTATCTAGAAAGGAAGTGTAAAGATGAATTTAGTATAAGAACAGAAGTTGACAATAAAGAACAAGCAGTAAAAAAAGTATTCATTACAGAGGAAGAAGCAAGGGCCTGCGATGACCATATTATGCAAGTTATTAATTCAAAAGATTAAACAATGACAAATAAACTTGAGGAATTAAAAAAGAAAATAGAGGCAGAAAAAGATGTTGATATTATTTATCTTTTGAAGAGTTTATTAAAAGATTTAGAAAGCAGGTCTGCTAACTATGAATATAAAACCGATTTTTTTAAGAAAACTTTTTTTCACAGTTTTTATTTTAATAACTCGGTATTTTCTAATGAAAAAGAATTTGAAGGTTATTTAAAATACTTTCTTCAAACAATAAAAGTCTTAATTGATTTAAAGCTTTCTATTGTTATAAAGATAAAAATAGATAGTTACTTGGATTGTCATTATCATCGTTGCGACGAACCTATTTTATTAACAGAAAGATTTAAAAAATTAAAAACAGAAATAAATAAACTAATTGAATCAAATGAATGGACTGATATGATAGGATTTGATGATCCAATTTATGAAACAGGTTTTAGAAGAATAATAGGACTACGAAAAATAAAAGGATATGAAACAATAAAAAATAAAAAAAGAATAAATTTTGATAGTATTGAACTTCATTACAATAATAAAAACAATGACAAATAAATTAAATAAAAAAAAAGGCTTGACAAATTGCACTTAACACAATACGCTATTGACAAGCTAGTAACTATTAGATAAACAATGACAAATAAAACAGAGACAGAATTAAGATTGGACGCTTGGGCTGCTCTTAGCGCTTTAAAAAAACCATTGCAAGACTTTAAAAGAACAAGAAAATATTTACTAAATAAATCTCACTTAGGATTACAAAAGAAACAAGAAGGCCTAAAAAAGGAATGGGAAGAGCTAGAAGATAATATTAAAGCTAAATATAATAATGATTTTATGGAATTTTTTATTTATAATGAGCAAGAGCCTATTAAAGAAGAGGAACTAGACAATCTTTGGCGCTCTTATGCTTCTGATATGCCTAATTCTTTTAATGAAAGAGATTTTAAGCACTGGTTAAAAATTGCAGATAGTAGACAAAGAAACAACCAAATAGAAAGCAAAATGTTTAGTCTTGCTATACAGCGATTAGCGGAGGAAGGAATAAAAGAAAAGGAGAAAAAAAACATTACTAGGCCAGTATTAACAAATAGATATGATATAGCATATCACAAAAATAATAAAAATAAAAGCTTTAAACAATGACAGATAGAAAAGAATATCACAAAAAGTGGTATCAAGACAATAAAGAAAGAGTAGGCAAACAGCAAAAAGAATACCGCAAGAACAATATTGAGAAGGTGAGGGAGCAAAGAAGGGCATATTATCAGGCAAATAAAGAAAGATTAAAGAAAATGCATGCGGAATATAGAAAAAACGCCAAAAAATCAAAATAAAATAATATCAACAATTAAATAAATTAAATATGCAAAAAACAATAAAAGAATTACAAAGCTTTCAAAACTTAGTCAGAGACAAAGAAGAAGAGTTAAAAGCATTAAAAGATATGTCTAATGGCGATGAAGCTTTACTTGAAAATTTTATTTTACATCTTGATGTAAGAAAACACGCAGATCTAGATTTTTTAGAAGAACTTGCGGGGATTAATAATCATCAAGCTGAAAATATAATGGCTTTATATTATAGAAACAAACAATCACATAATGAAGAGGAGTTAAAATCATATAAAGAAAAAGCTTTTTTTTACTGGAAAAAATCAGCAGATCACTTAACATCTTGCGCTTATAACTTAGCCGAATGCTATGCAAAAGGCGAAGGAACAGAAAGAGATATTGAAAAAGCTAAAATCTATTATAAGAAAGCAAAAGATCAAGGCCACAGTCTAAGCTCGTTAAGATTGGAAGATTTAGAAAAAACGCCAAAAAACTAGAACCGCTTAAACACTAGCTCTAGGCAACTTCTTGCGAGCGGTGAAGACTTTATTAATTTAGATCAAATAATGACCAAAGATAATAAAAATTTAAGACCTTATCAAATAGAATTAATTAAAAATGCTAGGTATATATTAAAAAGCAATAAGTCTTTAATAATACAAGGTTCAACAGGTATGGGTAAAACTGTTTTAGCCTCGTTTATGTTAAAAGCTCTTGCAGAACAAAATAAAAGGGGCTTATTTATCTGCCACAGAAGGGAGTTAATAGAACAGGCTAGTAAATCTTTTAATGATTTTAATATTAATCATGCAATTATTGGAACTGGCTATAAAAAAGACTTAGAAAATCCTATACAGATTTGCAGTGCTTTATCTCTTTTTAATAAATTAGACTTAATTAAAAAGCCAGATTTTATTATATGGGACGAATGCCATCATATAGCTTCATCAACTTGGAGCAAAATATTTAATTACTTTCCAAATGCTCACCATATAGGCCTAACGGCGACACCACAAAGACTAGACGGCAAGGGGTTAGGAAAGTTTTTTGAAAAGATGATTCAAGCTCCACCAATGAGAGAATTAATTAATCAAGGTTATTTATCTGATTTTGATATTTACGCACCTAGTAAAATTGATCTAGAAGGCGTAGCAAGTAAAAATGGCGACTACGACCAAGAACAATTAAGTAAAGTAGTAAACAAGTCAACTATCACAGGTTGTGCAATAGAGCATTATAAGAAGATTTGTAATAATAAAAAAGCTATTGTTTTTTGTGTCTCAATAAATCATAGCTTAGAAGTTGTAAAGAAATTTAACGATGCAGGAATTAAAGCGGATCATATTGATGGACAAATGACTAATAAACAGAGAGACGAATTAATAAATAAGTTTCAAGATGGGGAGTTAAAAATACTTAGTAATGTTGATATTGTTGGCGAGGGATTTGATTTGCCAGCTATTGAGGCCGCAATACTACTTAGACCTACACAATCATTAACCCTATATTTACAGCAAGTGGGGAGGGCTTTAAGGAGGTCGCAAGGTAAAGACAAGGCTATTATATTAGATCACGCTGGTAATGTCTTAAAACATGAAATGCCAGATTTTGAGAATGTCTGGGATTTAAACTACGATGTTATGAAGAATAAAAAAGAGGTTAAAAAAGTTATTAGCTATAAATCTTGCCCCGAATGTAACTTAGTTGTTAATAAATCTAGATCCGAGTGTGATTGTGGAAATAGTTTTAAGAAAAATCATAATATTATACAAGTAGATGGAGAGCTAGAAAAGTTCATCCCTAAAGAATTATCAGGGAACTGTAGGAAAGTGAAAAGAGTAACTTTGAATCAAGTAAAAAGGATAATATCTTTATATAATACTGGTTATCCACCTAAAGATATAGCCTGTATAATATGGAAAGACGGAATATCTAAGAAAGATATTGCAAATAATAGTTCTATAGTCTCTGATATTGTTTTATCTAAGACTTGGATTGATTATCCAACAAGACCAATATCTAAAGATGAATGGTTAGTTAAGAACTTTACTTATAGAATAACTAAATCTTATGAGGTAGATAAAAAAACTAATTGCTGGCTTTCTTTACTTTATTGTCCAACTGGTCATCCAAAAATTAAAATTGGGAAGAAATATGTTTATATAAAGAAATATTTATATGAGAGTCATTTTCGCCCCATTTTAGATAAATATACTATCTTAAATAAATGTGGTAATATTAAGTGCGTAAACCCTAATCACATAAAGATAATAACTAAATCAGAAGCAGCATCATTAGCAAGCAAAAGAATAAGGTCTCAAATAGGTGAATCTCAATATAAGGAAAGATTAAGAAGTTATTTAGCAAATATTTCAGAAGAAGGAAAGATTAAAATTAATTTAGCAAGAAAAAAATCTCTTAGCATTAGATGTGTAACAATTATTATTAAGGACATCAATACAAATAATGAAGTCTCTTTAGACTCTATTAAAGAAGCATCAATTAAATTTAATATTAGCCGCCATTTAATAAAAAAATTTATGAATACCGACAAACCCTACAAAGGATACCTAATCAAAAGCTATTTACCATTTTAATATGACCAAAGACAATAAAATAATAGGCTATTCAATAAAACACCCTGAATATTTAGGGCAGGAGCTACACAAAAAAGGCTTCAGGGTATGGGCTTTATATATGTTTAGATTAATTGAAGGCAGGACATTTATTGAAGAAGAATTGCATAAAGGACTATTTGAAACCTTTGAGGCCATATAT